TGCCAACAGCACCAAGCGAATCAGATTCGTACTTATAACGGAGCGCGAATGCTAGACCAACTGGGCCAGCCATTGGCTGAACACCAACGATCTCGTTCGTGATTAGCTCGGGGAACGTACGACGAATCATAGGAATTAATACCTTAGGTAAGCGTGCATCACCGGCTGCATAACCGTCATTACTGGTGACTGGGCCGCTCTCGCCGCCATATACACCACCAATTGAACTACCAGAACCGAATACTCCACCATTACCAGCTGTGTTTGAAGCCTCATTCAGGCACCAACGCTCCTGGTTCTCCATCAACATTGCTGTTGAAAGACGGGTGTGATTATCCGCGATCTCTCGGACCTTATCTGACTTATAGTCAAGAATTGGGGCCCACTTCTCTAATAGAACCTTTGCTCTATCTTTATCAATAAAATTAGGAACATTCTTCATTTTTATTTCTCCTTAAATAAAATTTGTTTTCTTACTTTGTACCATCTAACCGTTCCATGTGCGCTACATAATCATTCATCTGACCACCGCGCTGACCAATGGAAGTACTCTCAGACTTTGGAAGATCTAACTTTGAAGAAACTGATTCCTTCGTTGCTGATTCTTTCAGTATTTCAACCTGTTCCTTCTCACTCTTCTCAAACATCTCAACTACATGACTGAAGTTTTCGTTAACATATTCAGGGGACTTACCACGAAGGACCCTCATTACATACTCTCTCTTCTTACCAATAAATGGACTTGTTTTCTTCTCAAGAACTAATTCAGCTTTCTGAGTGCTTAGTTCTTTATTAATCTTAACATTCTCTTGAACGGCTTCATTAAGTTCCTTACGAAGACCATCAATTATTGTCTTTCCATCAACAAGAGCCTGCTTAATATTATCATTTACATACTCTTCATCAACGGCTAATAGTTTCTTCATTTCGTCAAGAATGTTCTTAGCTTGAGTATTGACACAAGCTTCCTCAATCTTTGCCTTTGGAATAGTCTTATCAATATATAGATCAATGAAATTTGAAAGTTCTGTTACAAGATTATCACGAAGTTTAACAGCCTCTTCCTTTAAAAGAGTTTCATACTTATTAATAACTTCCTGAAGTTTTACTGTATGATCTTCATCAATCTTTACAACTACCTTCTGAAGTTTCGCTGTGTGATCAGTATCAATAGCTTCGAGCAATTTCTGAAGTTTCTGACTATGATCTTCGTCAATCTTCTTTACTAATTCATCCTTTTCAAGCTGAATTCGTTCGTCAACTCTAGTCTTAACAGTGTTCTCAAAAGATTCAATAATCATCTTTTTTGAATCATCTGTTAACACATCTGATCCGATCTTTTCAATTACTTCTTTGAAGTTATTATTCATTTGTTCTCCTCTAAATTAAATTGTATCTATAAATTTAAAATTAAAACTGTAGCCACGTTTAACTAAATCTTTTAAAGGTATGCGGCCTCCACCTTTAATAATTACACCACGTTTTAATAGATCAGGTCGTTTTCTTAAAGATATTGTATTTCTATTTCCATCAACATCACCACTTGATGTTAAAGGTAATATATAAGGATCGTTTTGATTATCTTCTGGAAAATATGTTGCAAATGTTCCATCTAAATTACCGATATGACATGTTTTGATTGCTGATTCATTGATATTATTTTCTTCTAAATTGCTTTTGACTTCACGAATACGATCTTTAATCTTATTGTTTACTATAGTTTCTAATGCGGATTTAGCATTTGCGTATTCTTTATTGTGGATTTGCTGAATTAAATTAACAATGTCTATTGATTCCTTAACCCATTTACCACCCTTACCTCTTTTGATACCTGTACTTGCAGAACAGATAGCATAAGCTTGGTCTTCGGGCTTACCTTGTTTCTTAACTTTACTAACACATTTTTCTAACTTTTTTGGCATATAAATACCCCTTGTTTATTTGTAATTATTTACTTCAAAAACTACAACTTTTTCCAATTTTTGTTACTTAAGAGCATTTAAAAGTTCAAGAATACTGTTTTTTAAGTGTTCTTCACGACCACATTTTGGTATATTCTTAAGTTTTTCTTCAAATCTATTATATACCTCACAAATAGAACCATCACAACGAATGGCCCATTCTTTAGACTCAAGAATACCATCAACAAATGCTATATCAACAGATGGATCATGTACAATGTCACAACAAATTAAATGGAAACCTGATACAATATTATGATCATCTTTTGGTGTAAGTTTACCTAATGCTCTTGTAGATATACCTAATTTAACACCATCCATAAGCAACGAACGAACTATATGACCCATTGGAGTATTAAGTACTTTTGATTTACCTATAAAGGTTTTATTATCTTGTTTTAATTCAGTTACCATATGAGCGGCACGTTCTGGATTAACTTCAACAGATGTTGGATGATTTAATTCACCTAAACTTCGAGATTTAAGAATCATGTCGTTTGTATATCTGACAGCTTCTGTAATCATTTCATCAAGATTATAAATTCGACCGTTCTTATTTTTCTTTTCAGCTAACATATAAATACCTTTAATATACATATTAGAAGGTTCTTTATTGTTTTTCTCTTCAATAACAGTCTCAATCTCAAAAGTTGGTTCTTCAACAAGTAATTTTAAACCACTCATATTAATATCCTTCTAAAAGTATTTATAAGCAACCGACGTGTTTTTCTGTAATGATTTGAAACTTATAATTATGATTGTCACACCATTTTTTACAACTTTCCCATTTAGCATTATTTACTAAAAATCTTTTTTGTTCTCTTATGAAAGTTCTCTGTTGTTTTCTTGGTGTTTTTATAGGTTGATTTATCTGATCAGATGGTTTAATTTCAACTATATATTTGTATGTGTTTCCAGTTCTATCTTTAATTGTTAGATTATTATCAGGAAAATATCTATGCATGCGACCGTCCAAAGGACTAATATATGGTATGACTACAGATTCACTTCCCCATGTAATAATATTATTGTTAGAATCACACCAATTAAAAAATCGAAGTTCAAGACTAGAACGATAAATGATAGGTAAAGTACCTTTATATTTTTGTGGATTCTTTGGTTTATAAACACCTTGTTTAAATTTTGAAAACATATAACCTCTAAATTGCATCCATCATATCTGAAAGAGAAGGATCTTTATTAATACCTCTACGAATTAATTCGATTTTATAATTTTGTTCAGAATATGGTTTATCATCTAACCACCATTCTTTAGAACCATCTTCTCTTATTTTTGCAGGTCCATCTTCTCTATGTCTTATACCATTAACATACCATGCTTTATAACCATCAGCCCGTTCTACCGCTGGACCACCAATTCTATGTCTTTTGCCATTTAAATACCAATGTGTATCACCATTATTTTCTATCGCTGGGCCATCTTCTCGATGATACTTACCATTCAATAACCATGCTTTATAACCAGACGGCCAAATGGCAATACCAGTATAATTATTAGGAGCTTTATCCAAATCGGAATCTATTTTGAGTATGGGGAGCTTATCAGTTTTTGATTCAACAAGTAAATGATATAATTTGTTGAAGTTCATGCATTAGCGCACACCCATTCCCATACGCTTAAGCATTGCATTGGTTAGATATTTCTGAAGTAGAGGTAGTGAATGCATTCGCTCTATTTCAATTAACATCTTACGCTTTGAATCAGGATGAATCTGACTTTTCTGTATATGTTCAAGTGCTATTCTTTTCGCTTCTTCTAAATCTTTTGTATCATAAATCTGTTGAATAATATCTTGTAATATACTACGATTATACTCTTCATTTAACTTTGGTAAACCAAATGTTAATACAGTTTTACCAACGTCATCTAAACCTGTACCACTTGATTGCTGCTGGCATTGTGGACAAGAAACAGCTGTTTCAATACCAAAATCTTTTAATACAACAGCCTTTAGTTTATCTAAGGCACCCTGAACAATAATTTCAATATTCTCACCAAATGCTCCTTCGGAATCATCGAGAGCAGACTTAATACAATCTGGAGCATATTTTCCGAAAGCGTCAGCCAGTATGTCATTGTACTGTTTTTGAAGCGCTTGGATCTTGCTTTGAACTCCTTTATCACCCTTTGGTGCTTCGGATGTTTCTTCATCGCCGGACTCTTTAGACTCTTCAGAATCTTCTGATTCTCCTGAATCTTCAGAATCTTCTGATTCCTTAGACTCTCCATCTGAGTCACTATCTTCTGAGTTATCGTTGGATTCTGAATCGTCTCCGGTGGATTCTGAGTCTTCAGATTTGGTATCTTTCTCTGAGTCTTCGGAATCTTTGGAGTCTTCTGAATCTTCATTTTTATCATCCTTTTCATCGTCGTCTTCTACATGACCGGCGAAAATATTATCATACTTTTCAGCTAAAAGTTCCCAATCTGATTGTATTTTATTCATATTAAATCCTTAAAATTATATAATACCTAATACATAAAGTCTCTGTTGCTCTGCAGGACAATCATAATTATTATATGGTGTATTAAAGCATGATACATAAGTTGTAATTGTATAAGTTGTTGGACTTATAGTTACTCTATCATATGTGTCACCCTCAGTAACATTAGAACCAGTAAGGGCTGCATTACTTACTGTTATTGTCCATGTACCATAAGCATTACCATTAGCACATCGCGGTGGTTGTGCTGTTAAAGTTGCCGTAATTGTATTATATGTTAAATCTGATACTGTACTAAGTGTATAAACTAATGTATTGCCTGTTTGATTATCTGTTGAACTAAATACTGGAAATCTACCACGTTGGCCTGGCTCAGCAAATGTTACATCAGTAACCCAACAAGAAATTCCATTTGAAAATGTCGGATCTGCACAACTAAGAGCGATTTGAACTGATTCATCTTTTGCTAAACCGGAACCTGACGCTAAAACTTGTCCGTTGATTGAGTCGGACACACCCGTATTAAAACTTAAACTTGTAAGTGTTGGCATATTATGTTCTCCTATATATGTTCAAAAATATTTATCTTTTAATGTGAGACTTTTGTGAATAGTTGATTAAATTGCATCCATAACATCTTCTAAGGAAGGGTTTTTAAGAATACCTCTACGGATTAGTTCTCGCTTGTAGTCTAGTTCTGAGTATTTTACATTATTCAACCACCATTCTTTAGTACCATTAGCCCGTTCTATCGCTGGGCCATCTTCTCTATGAAACTTACCATTTAAATACCATGCTTTAGTACCATCAGGCCATTCTATTGCTGGACCATCTTCTCTATGATACTTACCATTCAACCACCATTCTTTAGTACCATCAGCATATTCTACCGCTGGACCGCCTTCTCTATGGAGCTTATCATTCAAATACCATGCTTTATAACCATTACCATCTTCTATCGCCGGACCGTCTTCTCTATGGTACTTACCATTTAAGTACCATATTTTAGTACCATCATTATATATTTTGCAAGTTGGTTTATCTGATTCCATTAATAAATTGTAGAGATTGTTGAATTGCATTACAAAATTATTTATTGAGGATAGTGGGAAGAATGGAAAAGTTGTTGTCGAGAATCCTAATGTAATTATAATTATGATCTCTGCATGCTTGTTCCTTATGGTGAACTTTTGTATCTAATTATTCAGTGTACCAAGATTTAATTTCAACCTGGAT